GCCCCGGTACATCGCCGCCTCGTCCGCGCGGCGCCTGACCAGCCCCGGATAGACCCGGCCGCCGGCATGGACCCATTTCGCGAACTCGCCGGCCGCCGCCTCATAGGCGCCCTCGTTGTGCAGGCGGCGCAGGGTCGATTTCTCCAGCGCCGTTTCGCCCAGGTTGAACGCGAAGCACACGAGCGCGTCGAACTGCCCCTGCGTCGTCACCGGGCAGAGCCTGCGCACCGCCGCCTCGAAGCGAGCCACGTCCCGCGCGAGCCATGCGTCCGCCTGCGCCTGCGTGATGGTCATGCCCGGCGTCACGTCGGCGCCGGTGTGCCCGTAGCCGGCCGTCCATGTGCCGGCCACGTCCTCATAGGCCTTGAGGACCAGCCCCTCGAACCCCTTGAGCGCCGTGAAGCCGGCCGGGCTGAGCGCGCGGTCGCCATCGCCATTGAGGCCGAGGGCCCTGGCGATCGCCGCGGCCGTTGCCGGACCGGGGATGCCATCGGCATCGACGCCGACATGGGCCTGAATCTGCTGCCAGATGCTCATCGAATAATCTCCATGATCCCGGCGCCGATGCCGGTCGAAACGATGTAGGGGAGCGCCTTGAGCACCCATCCGCCGAGGCTCATGGCGCCGATCCGCTTGTTCTCGGATGCTTCGAGCACGGAGACGCGGCGGTCCAAGTCGGCCACCCTCTCCGGCAGGCTGATATTCATCGCCGCCTGAAGCGCGAGAGTGTCAAACTTTTGGGTAAGACTCGCCAGTGCATGGTTGAGCTCGCGGAGTTGGCCACGGATTTCGCCAACTTCACCCTTCATATCGCCTATAACCCGCAGAATTTGGGCCTCTTGGGACACGCTCATCACGCCCCTCCGCCTTGTGAACAAACCGTGATTCTGCTAGGGAAGGCGGGCCGGAAACGCTGCGTCAACAGCGCCCGGCCCTGACCACGAACGTGAGGTGACACGACATGGCTCCCAAAGAATTGCCCGATGCTGATTTTCTTCGCAAGGCGCTCCGCTACGAACGCAAAACAGGTTTGCTTTTTTGGCGGCGGCGGCCCGAAGATCATTTCCCCAACGTGATTGTGGCAGCGTCGTGGAACGCGCGCTGGCCCGGGAAGGCTGCATTTGACTGCATCCACAGGGCGAGCGGCTATAAGCACGGAAAAATTGATGGCGCGAACTACAAGGCGCACCGGATTATTTGGAAGCTCGTGCATGGGTGCGACCCGATCGGGATCGACCATATCAACGGAAATAAGGCGGATAACCGCCTTGAAAATCTGCGAGAGGCGACGCAGGCCGAGAATTGTAAGAATATGGGCTTCAGCAAAGCGAACAAGTCTGGCCACATAGGAGTGGCCTGGTCGCGCAGGCGAAGGAAGTGGGTGGCACATATTCGGAGCCGCCATATCGGGTATTACTGCAGCAAGGCGGAGGCAATTGCCGCCCGAAAAGCCGCCGAGGCGCTTTTGGGATTTCACCCTAATCATGGAAAGCGGCGCGCCGGCTAAATCTCCAACGTCACTCATGTCCGGCGCCTCACGTCGATGAAGTCGCGCTCCCGGAACACCGAACTGCGCAGCTCATGCTGGATCACCTCCAGCGGCGCCGTTTCCTCGATGATGAACCGGAACTCGGGCGGCCCCTGTGCGATCAGGTGCGCGCAGATGTCGGCGATCTGCCGCATGGCGCTCATGACCGCATAGGGATCGTGGCTGTGGCTCTGCTCGGTTCGCTTGAGCTGCGCGAGCGCGATCATGCGCATGTCCGCGATGGTCTGGAGGTCCTCGCGGGAAAGATCGATCGCGCTCATGACACGCTCACCGGATTGACGATCATCAGCACCGGCGCCGAGTTGAAGCCCGACTTCGTCCCGACGATCACGCTGCTGTCGTCATAGTCCCAGCCATAATAGGACCGGACCTTGCACGCCGCGCCGGGGTCGGCGTCGAGCGTGACGACGATCTGGTTGCCGGAGACCGCCACGCTGGAGACCGTCAGCAGTGTCGCGAAATCATCGGTCGAGACCTGCCATGCGCTGGCGACCGCGCTGCCGGACAGGCTGTCATAGCCGCGCATGTCGAGCGTCAGCGTGATCGTCGCGCCGCTGCGCGTGCCCGAGACGACGCGCGGGCCGCCGCCGTCCGGGCAGGTGATGCCATAGACGACGCGCGCCACCGTCAGCGCCTCGCGCCGCTCCTGCTCGCGATAGCCCAGCGTGGTGTAGTGGTAGGCGTCGGTATGCTCCTCCGCGCCATGCCAGACCACGGGGAAGCGGTCGGGATAGTCCGCTTCGAGCTGGAGCTTGATCGCATGGATCTGGTTGCGCTGCGCGGCGACCTGCGCGGAGTCGATCCCGCTCGGCGGGGTCGCGCTGACATAGCGGCCCTGCAAGGCCTGCACGACCGGGACGCTCGTATCGCCGGCCAGCGTCTCCATGCCGTCGACGATGGCGAGGAAGCGCGTGCGGTACTCCGAGATGGAGAGCCCCGCGCTGTCCGCGTCGCCCTCGCCCTGATCGAAGATGAACCCCTCGGGCGTGCCGATGTCGCCGATGATCCCGGTCAGCGTCGTGTCGAACGGCGTCGTGCCGGGCATCAGGCCGACGATGGCGCTGCCCGCCTGCCCGGTCGCCGCGATGATGACGGGGACGCCGATCAGCCCGGCCAGATCGCGCGCGAACTGGTAGCAGTTGCTCTCGAAATAGGTGGACCATTCCGTGCAGCCGAACTGTGCGGCCGGATAATAGGTCGAGACGTTGCTGACATAGCAGGCGCTGCCATTGTCGAGGTAGCCCGCGCCCTGTCCGCTGGAGGCCACGCTCTTGCGGCCGTCGGCGTTGCTCTGGCCATAATATTGCCAGTAGGCCCCGCACAGCACCTTGGTGGAGACGGCCTTTTTCCAGAGCCCGCCCGTCTCGACGGCGACCTCGACGGTCCAGCCATAGCCGACCGGGATCGGCACGCTGGCCGACCAGACGCCCGCGCTCGCCGTCACGTCGAGCACGGCCCACGCGCCGGACACGCCATCCTTGTCGGTCAGGCGGTAGAGCCATGTCGTGGGCGCGCCCTGATAGGTGCCGGTCAGCGGCAGCGTGCCGCTCGTGGCGGTGCGCGAGCCGCGCGCCACCGCCGCCCGCGCCCGGTCGATGGTCACATGGCCCGCATCGATCGAGACCGCGTCGGCGATGGTGTAATCATAGGTCGTGCCCGCCACCGCGAGATGGCCCGAGGGCGTGCCGGTGTAGCCGTAGGACGGCATGTCGAAATTATCATAGGGATAGACGTTGAGCTGGTGCGTGGCGTTCTTGAGCCAGCGCCCCGTCGAGCCATCGACCGTGAGGAAAACGCGCAGCTTGTAGGCTGCATCGACGTGGAACTCGATCACGCCCTTCTGGCCGGCCGCGAAGGCTGTGTCGGTGAAGTAGCCGTTTGTGGTCGCGGTGCCGCCCACCATGCCGAGGATTTCGAGGCGCTGGTTGCTGATACTGATGCGCGCCAGACAATAGTTGCTGGCGTCGACATACCAGAGATAGAACAGCACGCGCGTTGTGCCCCATGCCTGCGCGCCGGTGGCGGAGGCCGACAGGTCATAGTCCCACCGCGCCACGAACGGCGGCGCGACGGCGGACCCGAACAGCGCCGGAGAGCCGGTCCCGAACTGCGTCGTATAAGCCAGCCGGCCGCTCGCGACAGTGTAGGCATCGCTCGGCGCGACCAGCGACCAGTTCGCGCGACCCGACAGCGCGCCGTCGTCCGTGTCGAACAGGTCCTCAAGCCCGGCGTCGAACGTGGTGGGCTGGGGCGTCGGCGTGGGCGTCGCCATGGGCACCCGGCCAAGCGTGATCGACCCGACCCGCAGCGCGGTCGAAAGATGCATATCTTGTCTCCAGTCAGAAAATCAGAAAATCAGCGGTGCCAGCGCCCGTAGAGGCAGTGCGCCAGCTCGTGCCCCAGCCACTCGGGCGCATAGACCCGCGCGGGGTCCACGACATGGATGGTGCAGGACGTCCGGTCGCCCGAGAGCGTGGCCCAGGCCATCAGCTCCCGCCCGTCCTCCCGCGCCCCGGCCGCGTTCGCCGCGTGGCGCAGGTCCGTAAGGCTCGCATGCGTCACAACGCGCACCACGACCTGCTCGCGCGCATATTCCGCGCCCTCGAAGGTATAGCCGTCGCTCGCCGGCTGCTGGCAGGCGCCCAGCAGGGCGATGAGGCCGGGGGCGAGGCGCTTCATGGTTCAGCCCTCGGCGGGCTCTTCAGGCGTCTCGGTCTCTTCGACGGGCACCAGCTTGTCGATCGCCGCCGCGAGGCGCGGCATGATCTGTGCCAGCGCGTCGACATGCGCGAACAGGCTGGCATTGTCGAACAGCGGCTGGCGCAGAGCGGCCATGCCGTCGGCGATCGACGCATAGCTGGAATGCCGCACGAGCGTGGCAAGGGTCTCGATGGGGGTCGGATCGGACATTGGGCTTCCTTTCTACTCGGTGGAGACGACGCCGAGCGTCTGGCCGGTGGCGTCGGCGGTAATGCTGGTCCCGCTGAACGTCGGCAGCGTGCGGGCGCTGATGCGGGCGCGCAGGGTGATGCTGCCGCTCGGCGAATTGTCCGTGAGGGTGACGCTTCCGCCCATCGACCAGCGGACGGTGTCCTTCACGCTCGGGTCGCCGTCGACGATCACGGAGCGCAACGTCTCGTTCGCCGTGAACGAACCGATGGTCAGCCAGCCGGAGCCCAGATCGCGCTCGATGACGATGGTGGCCGATCCCGAACCGGAGATGCCGCCGGTGCTCGCGTTACAGCGGTAAGATCGGGCATAGGTATAGGAGACGACGACGGTCTTGGGGTCGCCATTGGTCCCGAACGGCCCGACCACGATCGACGCGTCCGAGCTGGTGAGCGTCGTCTGCCCGCGATTGATGAGGAGCCCGGCCGAGAGCGCGCCGGCATAATAGGCGTCCCCGTTCGTCTTCACATATTTGACCGCGTTCGATTCGGTGCAGTTGGAGAGGTCGGACTGCACCGGCCCGGTCCATTCGATGAACTGGCCGGAACTGCCGAAACCGCAGCCCCAGACCGACATCATCGAGCCGGCGATGATGCGCCAGCTCCCGTCCGAATAGACGGTGCGATTTCCCCCGCCGGGCTTCTCGATCGCGAAATAGTCGGCGTGAATCCTGAAATCGCCGCTGTCGCCATTGTTGTTGGTCTCCCAGCCCGTGACGCGCCCGTTGACGTCGACCGAGACGCCCGCCTTGCCGAACAGCGTCGTCACATTGCCGTTGATCGTGCTGATCGCGCTGGTGTGGCTCGTGATGGTGACGCCCTGCGTGCCGACCGTCGTCGAGAGGTCGGCATATTGGGTGTTGAGCGTGTTGACCGCAGTGATGTTCTGCACCACCTGCGCCGCGACCGGACTGACATCGAGTCGGTGGAACACGATCGTCTTGGTCCTGAAGTCGGAGGTGCTGCCCATCTGCGCGGCGGCCACCAAACGGAGCACGGTGATGTTCGAGTTGGTGAGCTGGACAACCTGCTTGAAGCGGTAGACGCGCCCTGCGACTCCCGCCCCGGGCGCGACGCCGGTCACATCGGGGGTGGTGCTCAAGGCGAACAGCGCCGTCTGCTGATAGTCGAGGGCGTCGTCATATCCCTGAAGCCGGACGCCGGCGCCGCCGAGGTTTCCGGAGACCAGCTCCACCTCGGCCTCGATCTCGTACCAGCCGGGGCCGGCCTTCATCATGCCGGGCTGGGTGCTGTTCGCGCGCGAATAGACGCCATATCCGGCCTCTGTGGCGTCGGCGACATTGCTGGCGATCTGCAGGGCGGAGCCATAAATGCCCTCGACCTTCGACACGGCCCCCTGCGAGGCCGAGTACCAGGCCTGCCAGCCGACCGGATATCCGCCCGACCAGTCATCGCGGTAGATCGAGCGGTTGATCGCGACGCCGCCGGCGCGGACTTCCGTCGTCAGGCTGGCGAGCTGCCCCGCCTGCGTGGTGGAGGCCGATTGCAGCGAACTGATGCTGGAGCCCTGGGTGGAGACCGTGGACTCCAGCGTCGACACATCGCCCTGGAGGGTGGAGATCGCCGTTGCATGTGCGGTGATCGTCCCGCCCTGCGTGCTGACCGTGCTCGACAGGCTCGCATATTGCGTGTCGAGCGTGCTGATCGCCTCCGCATGCTGGACGACGGTCACGTCGCTGCCGTTGCCGGGGCGGACGGTCAGCTTGTGCCAGGTGATCGACTTGGCGGCGACCGGACCGAAGGTGCTGCGGTAATTCTGCCCGATCAGCCGGAGCGACGAGATCGTCGCCTGCGTCAGTTGGACGAGCTTCGAGAAATGATAGGTCTTGCCCACCGTGCCGTTGCCGACGACGGTGCCGGTGCTGTCGGGATCGATGTCGAACTGGAGGCGCGCCGTCGCGCCCGAGACATAGCTGGCGGAGGCGTCATAGCCTTGCAGCGCGACACCGGAGGAGGCGAGCGTGCCCGAGACCAGCGTGATCTCGGCCTCGATCAGATACCAGCCCGGACCCGCCAGCGAGAGCGCCGGGTGCGTGAGCGCGGAGGTGGGATCGGCCGTGGCGCCCCACGCCCAGAAGCCGATGATCTCCGCGCTGTCCGGCAGCGTGTTGGTGACCCTGAGGGCATTGCCATAGTTGCCCGGCACCTTCGCGAAGCTCTGGCTCGGCGCGGTGTTCGTGTGCGCCAGATATCCGGTCGGGAAGGTCTGCCCGTCTTCCCAGACCGCGAATGTTGGGTTGCGGTTGAGCGCCGCCGGCCCCGCGCTGACGGTCGTGGTGAGGGAGGCGGCCGTCAGCTCCAGCCCGCTGATCGCCGTGGCGTTTTCGGTGATCGCCGAGCCCTGCGTGCCCACGGTGCTGGAGAGCGTGGCGAGGTCGCCCACCGCGTTGCTGATCGCGGTCGCATTGTCGGTGATCGCGGCGCCTTGTGTGGCGACCGTCGATTGCAGCGTCTCGATGTCCCCGCCGGCCGCCGTGATATCGGCGGCGAGATCGTCGATCTGGGTGGTCAGGTCCGTGCCGAGGTCGATGACATCCTGCTGCGCCGCCAGCGCGGCCGAGAGCGCATTGGCCGCCGCCGTCATCGCCGCGTCCGCATCGATCTCGAGCTGGTCGATATCGGCGATCACATCCTCGGCCGGCCGGTCGCCCACCGGCGTGCCCTCGGGCGCGCCGACCGTGGCCCCGTCCTCCGGCTTGGGATGGTTCTCCGGATCGCTGTCGACGATGTCGACCCAGTTCACCACGCTGGGGGAGAGCGTCACGGCTTCGGACAGGCCCTCGATCGTATAGGAGCAGACCGAGACGCGCTCGCTCACTTCCGCCGAGAAATCGCGGAAGAACCCGTAGATGGTAAGGCTGTCGAATCCGGCCTGCCCGATCCAGAGCGCGGGCCGAGCGCGGAGCGACGCCACCCGCCGAACGAGATTGTCCAGCGCGGGCGTCGTGATCTGCGCCTTGACCGACATGCGCTTCGCCCATGCCCGTTCGACCGGCTCGGTGTTGCCGAAATCGTCCGTTTCCTTGAGGCTGTAATCGGTGATGCCGAGCGTGGGCGAGATTTCCGCGAGGCCCATGGGTTCCACCGTCCCGATCAGCAGCGTGCCGACCGAAACAGGCAGCGCCCCGCTCGCGGCGTCGATCGTGACGACGATCGTCGCGCCGGCCGTGACATCGAGGTCAAGGAACGTCAGCGACCGGATCGGTTCGCCGCCGACCGTGGCGGCCAATGTCTCGTCATAGCCGGGCGCCTGCACGCGCACCGTTGCCGCGTCCGCATCGAGGATCGCGAGACCGTTCACGTCGGCGGAGGGCTTGAGGTTGACGGTGAGCGATCCGGTCCGGGTGGTCAGCGTCCCCAGTGCCTCGTCAAACATGGCCCAGCGGTTCGTGGGGCCCGTGTCGATCCATTGCGTCGCGCCGGCCGTGGGGTCATTGCCCAGATTGTCCGCAATGGCGCTCTCGTAGATCCGGTGCGTCGCGGTCGAGATGACGCGGTCGCCCAGCGCATAGGTCGCTTCGGCATCCCATGCCGGATGGTCGTCCTCGGGGGCGTTGCTGGCCGTCAGCACGGCATCGGTCACCGCCTGCGGGCGGATGACGAGGAAATCGCTGGGCAGGTCGGGCGACGGGTCGATGACCGGATTAGTCGTTTCGGCCGAAGGCAGGCCTTCGATCGTGAGGGAGCAGAAGCTTGCCGTGCCGAGCTGGAGGTCGACCGAATAATCCTTGAAGAAGCCGTACAGGGTCAGGCTCTCGAATCCGGGCTCCCCGATCCAGAGCGCGGCGCGCGCGCGGACATCCGTCACCCTGCGGTGGACTGTATCGACCCGGGCGGATTCGATGCGCGAGCGCACCGTGAGCTTGCGCGCCCATGCCCGCTCGACGATGGTCGTCACGCCGAAATCGTCCGTCTCGCGCCGGCTGTAATCGGTGATGCTGACGGTCGGCCCGTCCTCGGTATCGCCAAGGTCGAACGCGGTGCCGACGATCAGCTTTCCGATGGCCGTCGCCCCGGAAACAGGCTCCAGCGTCACGATGATGGTCGCGCCGGGCGCTCCGGGCAGATCGATGAAGGTCAGCGTCGGCGCGCCGGTCGCATCGGTCTCATCGAAGATCGTATCCCCGTCCGCGATGACCTGCACGCGGACGCTGGACGCATCCATGTCGAGCAGGCCGATCGCGTCGACCGCCTCGGGCGGCATGAGCGTGACGCTGATCGTCGTCGACGCCGTGGTGCGGGCGCCGGCCGCAGCATCGAACATGGCCCAGCGATTGGTGGGGCCCGTGTCGAGCCACGCCGTGCCGCTGCCCGGCGCGTTGCCGGCATTGGCGTCGATCAGGCTCTCATAGATCCGGTGCGCGGAAATGACGCGGTCGCCCGGCGCATAGGTCTCTTCATCGTCCCATGCGGGATAGTCGGTCTCGGGCACGCTGGACGCCGAAAGGATCGCGTCCGTGATGACGAGCGGCGGAACGAGCTTCATGCCGCCTGTACCGTCGTAATCGCGTCCCCGCCGCTCGCGGAGGTCACATTGTCGAGCGTGCGCGAAATCTTGCCCGTGTTGCCCGCGACCGTGGCCATGCCGGCGTTCATGTCACTGCGAAGCTGCTCCAGCTCCGCGCGCATGTCGTCGAGCGCGGCGGCCAGATCGACCTGACTGCTGTCGCTGGACGTGCTGTCCTGCGTCGTGGCGCTGGCGGCCAGCAGCGCCGCATCGGTCGCGTCGCTCGATGCGCCGGCGAGTCCGGCGATGACGGCGTTGGTCTGCTCCAGGCTGGCGGCGGTCTGCGCCTGCACCCGGGCCAGTTCCTGCCGGCTCGTGGCAACAAGCGCGGCGGCGTTCAGCAGGGACTGCGACAATTGCGGCAGGCTGTTCGCCGCATCGATGTCGCCGCCACGCGCGGCGGCCGTGGCCGCGTTGAACTGACTGAGTAGCGTGACATAGCTCTGCGAGTCCGTGCTGGTGAGGCCGCGAATGCGCTCGATCTCGTCCGCGATGCTGTCGCCGGCCGACGTCCATGCGTCGGCCAGTTCCTGCGCGGCGCTGGCGGCGTCCTGCGCGTCCTCGAGAGCCCAGATTTCCTCCTGAAGCGCGCGGTTGCTGGCATCGAGCTTGGCCAGCTCCATTTCGCGCAGCGCGGCCGTGTCGCCGCGCAGCTCGAGCAACTGCCGTTCGAGGTCCTGCCGCTCCGACAGGATATCGGCCGCGCTCTTGGCCCCGTTCATCGCCTCCTGCACCTCGGCGAAGGCGGGGGCGAGCTTGAGCAGCGTCGCATAGGTGGCCTGCCCCGCATCCGTCGTCAGGTCCTGCGCTTCCACGAGCTGGCGGAACGACGCGAGTGTGTCGGGCATGGCAAGGCCGAGGCCGTCGAAGACGTCCGCCATCTGCGCCGTCAGCGCCGCCGCCTGCTCTTCCGAGGTATAGTAGGTTTCGAGATAGGCCTGCGCGGCGCTGGAGAAGTCGCTGAGGCTGTCGAACTGGTCGGCGAGGCCCATCTTGGCCGCGATGCCAAGGTCCTGCGCGGACTGGCTGAGCAGGTCGAGTGTCGACGTCACCGTCTCCACGGTCGACGCGACCCGCACGAGCGTCTCGAACGCGCCCTCGCCCACTTCCTGGAATTGCGAGATGAAGGGGAAGGCCGCTTCCGCCATGTCGTCGGCGGCGGCGCCGAATACCGCGTTCAGCTTCTCCTCGATCTCGTCCCCCGTGAGGTCCTTGAGGTCGATCTTGCCGATATCGACGACGAAGCTGTTCAGCCTGTTCTCGATCGTGGACGTGGCGACGCCCAGCGGACCGGCCGCCGCGAGGATCGCGTCATCGAACTGCTTGAGCAGCAGGGTGAACTGGCTTTCGAGGCCGGTATCGGCATCGGCATATTGCGTCGAATATTTGGTGCTGGTCGTGATGCCGAAGAGCTTCTTCTTCTTGACGTCCGAATAATAGCTGGCATCGAACCCGCCCGACAGGATGTCGCCGAGCGACTGCGGCGCGGCATAGAGGCCGCTGCCGGTGATCGTGGTCTTGGTGCCGAACAGCCCGCCGAGGATACCGCCGATGAGGGGAATGGAGCCGAGCACGGACCCGATGAGATTCGCCTTGAACCCGGTGTCGACCCCGGTGTCGGCGTTGACATCGCCGGTGCGCACCACGAGGCTGGCGAGGCTTCCGATCTGGCTTTCGATCGAGCTGAGCGACGCCGCCATCTGCCGCGAATAGGTGAGCATCGTGGTGTCGACATCCTTGAGTTGGTCGATCGCGTTCTTGATGCTCTCGCTCTTGGCATCGGCGTCGCCCAGGACCGTGCCGGTGCCCGTGTTGCTCTGCGGGAGGGAACTGCTGCCCCCGCCGAACGCGCCGGCGATCGACACGCCGATGGACGCGAGCGCCGCGATCGTCGCCGCGCCGGCCGCGAGGTTGAGCGGAAAGGGCAGCGACGAGATGGCGCTGACAACGGCCTCCACCGCCTTCACGGCCGTGCGCGCGCCGCTCTTGGCGATCGACGACGCCGTTTCGATCGCATCCTGCGCGATCGCCTTGACCGACAGGGCGAACTCGATGGCCCGGAACACCTGCAGGGCGTGCGTCATGGCCTTGTAGCCGGAACTGCCTTCATCGAAGAAGTCCCTCGCGGCCTCCGCCATGTCACCATAGGCGCCAGCGGTGAGGATGCCGGTGCGTTGGGCGGCCTGCCCCTGCGTCAATGTGCCCTGGCGCACCTGCTCCTGAATCTTGGCCTGCCGCTCGGAATAATTCGTCAGGGCCGTGAGCATGTTGGCGATTGCTTCGCCGCCGGAACCGAAGGCGCGCGACAGTGCGTCTCCCGCTCGGTTGGCCGCGTCGATAAGGGCCTCCATGTTCTCTTGCGCGCGCCGAATGGCGTCGGCCTCCCGCGCGGCGGCGGCGTCCTTGTCGATCAACTGCTTCTTGGCCGCGTAATATTCTTCCCACCGAGCCTGCGCGACCTCGAGTCCATCGTCCATGTGCGCGGTGAGGAATGCCTGTTTCTCGAGTTCCAGCGCCGCCGCCGCGCGCTCTGGTCCGACAAGGCCATAAAGCGCGAGTTCGTCGCGAAGAGGCTTCATCACGTTGGCCTCGAAATCCTTCGCGGCCTGGGCGCTATATGCGGCCTCCCGCGCGGCGGCGACCTGATCGATCGCCAGCTTCTGGCTCTCAAGGGGGGCATTCATGCGCTGCACGGCATCGGTCATGAGCCGGATTTCCTTAGCCGACTTGCCGATCCGCGTTGCCTCCTCCTGCTGCGCGGCGATGTAATCGTTCGCGGCCTTCAAGGCCGCCTGATAGGCCTTCTCTTCCTCGGAAAGGCGCTGCTTCGTTCCACTGGATTTATCGGGGTCAAGATAACCAGCGGCCTCAGCCTGCTCGCGAATCCGATCGCGCGCGTTCTGGCGGGCCTGTTCAACGATGGCAGAGCCGGCCTCGCCGACATAATCAGTGCCAATGGCCCGGGCCATTTCTTCCCGCGCGGTCGCCCCGAACTCCGCAAAGGCTCCCTTGAACTGATTGTTCACCTTCGCGATCTGCGGCGCGTCCAGCTCCGGGATCTGTAGCGCGGAAGGCAATATCTTGTTCGCCTGTCGGGAGAGGAAATTGATCCCGTCGATCGCTTTCTGCACCAGCGTATTGATCGCCCCGATCGCCGCGTTCACCCCGCTGATGAAGACATCGCCGAGCACGGCCGGAAAGCCCCGCCATGATTTCGTGATCGTGTTGTACGCGCCGATGAAGCCGCCGATCATGAAGTTCACGGCGCCCCTCACGCCGCCGCCGATCCACCCGATCCACTCCTTCATGACGTTCCAGACGCTGGTCACCGAAGGACCGATGGCCGACCAGATGGCGCGGCCAGTGACCTGAAACACCGCCTTGGCGGTGTCGCCGAAGGTCACAGTGACGTCATCCAGCTTGCGGATTTCCTTTTCTGTGAGGCCCAGCGACTTGGCGTATTCCTCCATGCCGGATCCGTCGTTGGCCGAGGATTGGAGTGTCTTGATCGCAAGCGCCACCGCGCCGATTGCCGCCGACAGCCCCAGAATGACGGGATTTGTCGCCACCGCGACGATGAGGGATTTCGACATGTCGGCAAAAGCCGCGCCGACGCCGCGAATGCCGATCCCCGCCTGGGACATGATGCCCTGAATCTGTGCCCCTTGCTGCATCAAGGCCATGAAGGCCATCTTGAGCGGAGCCGAGCTGCCGGCGGCGGCCGCCATCTGGATGCCCAAGTCCTGGAACTGGAAGGCCAGATTTTGCATGTGGTGACTGGCGAGCTTGCCGCTCTGACCTATGCCGCGCGTGCCGGCCTCAAGGAGATTCATCTGCGCGCTGGCGGCGCGGATGCGCCCCGCAAGCTCGGTGAGGCCCTGACTTTCGGCTTCAACGGCGCGCATTTCGGCGCGCATCTCGCGGATCTCAGATGAAGTCTTTCCGAACGTCTCGATCTGGCGATTGAGTTGCCGCACCATGGCCTCGCCGCTGCGCTCAGCCCGTTCTGTTGCCCGGGCGACCTCGCGCAACTCCCTTGTGGCCGCGTTGCCGAATGCAGTGATCTGGGCGACCGAGCCGCCCAGGTTGACCATTCCAGCCGTCGCCTTCTCGATGCGCGCGGCCTCTGCCACGACCTTCGCCTCGGTGGAGTTCATAACGTCCTGAAGGCGCATCAGTTCGGTCGCTGAATCTCCTGTGCCGATGGCAAATCCCACCTCAAGCGCAGGCGTCCCGTCATCCATGTTTAACGCCTCCTTCTCCGGTCACGGACCGATCTCGCGACAGGCGAATTGACCGCCTAGCCCAGCACCATCTGCAACCGCGCCAGTTCGGCATTGCGGTCGGCCTGCGTCGGGGCCGCGCGCCACGGCGCGGGGCAGGTCTCGCTTTCCGCCTTCCGTCCTTCGGCGAGATATTCGACTGACAGGGTGTGGATCAGCCGGGCCTCCCACGGCTTGAGCGCGACGCGGGTCGCACGCTGCCATTCGTTGATGGTGGCCCAACTGATCGGTGCGGACCCCATGCCGGCCGCTTCGGACAGCCCCATCTCCACCAGCCAGCCGATGATATGGGGTGCCGGGTTCGGCGGCATTTTCGGCGTGACGCCGTCCCGCTTCATCGCATCGAGACGGCTGAGGCGGGGCGCCTTGTCCGCATATTTGGCGCGCTTCGTGCCCTCCGGCGGCTTTGGCGTGGCATGGAGCCACGCCAGTTGCCGGACGTAGAGTTTCAGATCCCGGCCGAGCCGGGCTTGAAGTTTCCCCAATCTGCGACGAACTTCGAGACCTGCCGGGTGATGAAGCCGAGCTTCTTGTCGGCATAGACCGCCTCGAACAGTTTCTGGCCCTTGGCGTCGCCGGCCGGCGGGTAGGAGAAATTCTCGAACCGGACCGTGATCGCGGCCAGATCCTCGGCCGTCTCCTGCACGCGCTGCTCATAGGGCGCGACACTGATCTTGCCGTCATTGTCCTGCATGCGCTTCACGGCGCGGGCGGACTGGCGGGCCTCGACGACGCCGAATGCATCGCTGCCCGGGCCATAGATGACGATCTGCACCGGCATCTTGCGCTCGGCGTCGGCATAGAGCAACTCGCCGGCCGCGTTCTTGATGTGGATGGTGGCCGTCTCTTCGACGGCGGCGGTCGTGATATCGAGAAGTGCGGTAGACATGGATTATCCTTTCGCAGGCTGGGTTGCACCGCCCGCCCCGCCGCCCGCGAGGAGCGGAACGGGCGATGCCTGATGACCGGCCATCAGGGCCGGAATGGGGATTAAGGTGCCGGGACCTTCACCACCGCCGTGTCGATCTCCACGGTCGGGTTGGCCATGAGGATCGTGTCGGCGCCCTGCACATTCTCCGGGTAGCCGAACACGCGGCCCTGGAAGTAGCGCTTGGCGCCGTCCGGATAGGTCACCTCGAACGAATAGAGCGCATCGCTCTCGGATGCGGTCCGCAGCAGCGTCTGGCCCGCATCGCTGTCGTCATGCGCCAGCGAGGGCGAGAGCGAGCCGTAATCAACGCTGCCCTTGTGCTTCTGCTTCGGGCCGCGAAGCGGCGTGAACTCGACCTTGTTATAGGTCGCGCCGATCGCGCCGATCTGTTCGACCTGGCCGATCTCGGTATAGATCAGGGCGGAATAGCCGGTCTCATCCTCGGTGGCGGGATGCGCGGCGCTGATGGCGAGCTTTGTGCCCGCCGCAGTCGTAGACGTCATTTTATTTACTCCTATGTGGCGAGCCGGGCTTGCCGGCAGTCATTCAGCCGCGAGGCGCGGCGGAATTTCAGGCGCCGGGCTCGGCGTCGGGTTCGGTCGGCGCGACAGGCTTCGTCGCGGGCGTCGGGGCGATCTCGCTCGCGGTCGGCTCGCGCGCGAGCCCGGCCGCCCGGTAGTTGAGGAACGACCCCTCATCGATCTGCTGGACGGTGCCGGCGTCGAATATCTGGTTCGTGCCGACATCGTAAAAGGGCCGGAGGATGAAGGCCGGCTTCGTCTTGCTGGTCATGATGATGATGCTCCCGTTCAGGTCTCTGCATCGAACGAGACGCGAAAATCCTGCGCCTGCTCGAAGCTGTCACCCGGCCCGTTGATGTCCGGTCCGGTGCCGGCGGTCAGGATGGCCACGTTGCGGCCGCCGCCGATATTGCCCGTGCGGCCCGCGCAGCAGGCTTTCACCAGCGCGATGATCGCGGTCTGGTCGCGATAGCTGCCGGCGCGCACCGTGACGGAGACGCGATCGACGGTGCGGGTCGCCGCCCCGCGCCGGAGGGCCTGCCGCTCGACGGAGCTGATCACGCGAACCAGCAGCGCGGGCGGGGCGATGCCATCTGGCAGGCGGCCCGCCTTGATGCTGGCTTCCGGCACCCTTGCCAGAAGGGCGCTGTCAGCGCGCAGCAGCGCGCCGATGATGTCGGCGCCCGTCACGCGTCACCTCCGCCATCGTCGACGCCCACGATGCCGCCCGGCGCGATGCGGCTGTTGATATAGGCCTGCGCGGCGGCGACAGCCTCGGCCTCCTTCGTGTCCAGCGCGGGGCGCAGGAACGGATGCGGGCGCGCGCCGGGGTGGAAGACGGTCGCGCCGACGAACTTCCCGTTGATGACCAGCGACGTCGCGCCGTCATTATCACGGAGCTGCCGGTTGATCCGGCCGATGCTCCGACCCTCGCGCTGGCTGTCGTCCACGCTGATGAAGTGCGGGTCCGTGCCATATTCCAGCCAGGGCGCGATATAGTCCCCCGGGCCCTTGACCTGCACCTTGCCGACCATCCGGCCGGGCTCCTTCCGGGTCGCGACCTTGACCGCCGCGCTGACCTCATGGGACTCGGATCGCCGCCGCGCTTCATCGGCGATGACATTGGCGGCGGCGCGCGCCGCGCCGCGCAGGACGCGCTCCTCGATCTTCGCGGGGAGCTGCGCCATGAAGCGCTTCACTTCCGCCTTGCCGCGTGTCGTGACCATCAGGCCGGGTTCCCCGCCGTGCTGTAGTCTTCCATCATGAACTCGATGCGCTGGCGATTGCCGAGGATGGCCGGCGGCCCCACGATCTGCATGGTCCGCTCGACCTCCACGACGCCGGCGCGCTTGCGCAGCAACAGGAAGCGCATGTCGGACGTGATGCCGTCGCGATAATAGATGCGCACCCGCGACCGCCGGGAGGCGAGATTGACGCCATCGGTAAGATGTTCGCGATTGCTCGTGCTGGGCAGCTCGTCCTGCACCTCCGCCCACACTTCCTTGACCAGCGCCCACGAGCCCGAGCCTGCCCCGTCGAAGCTGTCGTCGGGCACCGGGCGCTCGATGCGGATGCGCCGGTTCATCTTGCCGCTGGCGATGCCGATCATAGCGTCCTCGGCCGAAGATATTTCAGCAGTTCGCGCGCCGCCGTGAGGGATTGCGCATAGGCGCCCTCGCGCTGGCTAATCATGCCCGCCGCGAGGACAAGGATGGCCTCGATCAGCGGCTGCGGCACTTCGGCCGGATCGTACCCAGCCGTGTATGCCACCGTGATCGCTCCGCCCGCGCGAAGCTTCGGCCAGCCGCTCGCCCCGGGGTAGATGCGCAGCGGGAGCGGGCCGATTGCATAGGCGCCATCGAGATAGGTGGCATCGCCGTCCACGCCATTATAGGCGATGGCGTCGACCGAAATAATCGGCCGCTTGGAGAGCGACAGGTATCCGCCCCATGCGCGGAAATGATCGACCAGCGTGCGTTGCGCGACGATACGGCTCGTGTGCTGCTCGACCCATTCCCGCGCCGACCGGATTTTCTGGCTGATCAGGTCGTCGGGAATTTCATCCTCGATCTGGCTTTGCGCGCGCGCCATGTCGACCGTGACCGGCTCGACGATATTCAGCGGCGCCGGAAAGCCATCGTCGATCAGCGCGGCATAGGCCGCGACGACCTGGGCGTCGCTATAGTCGCCCTCCGGCATCGAGAGCAGCACGCGCATTTCCGCGATCGTCATTCGATCACCTCATAGTGCGCGGTCCACAGGCCGCCGCCGGTATCGCGCTGGCCGGACAGGAACACCGGGACGCCGTCGAGAACGGCGCCGCGCACCGCGCCGGCGCGTTTCGTCAGGCGATTGGGGATGAAAGCAAGCTGCGCGCCCTGGACGCCGGCCTGCCCGTCGAAGACGCCATCGATGACGAGCGCGGCGCGCCGGCCGTTGTCGATCATAGCTGCCGCACCATGAGCACGCATGTCCGCTCGAACCGCTTGGGCGGCGTGCCAGCCGTGGCAACGCGCACGGCCACCGGAATCTGCACGCCCGAGGCGGAAAAGGCCGTCTCGCTCCAGTGTGCGTCATCCACGACGAACCAGAGCTGCACCTTCTTGCCTGCCGTGTCGATGATCGGGCCATAGGGCGCGGCATCGTCGACGGCGACGCCGAGGGCGGCCCCGGCTGCGCTCATGGTGATGGCCTCGATCTCGACGATGGCTTCGCCCTCATCGAGCAGCGCCGCGAAATCGATGGCGAACGGCACATGATCCGCCGGATCGAAGGGCTGCGACCAGACCGTGGCGCCCAATGGGACGCCAGACGCCACCGATGTGGCGGGCTGGGCAATCGCGAGCACCGCCGTTCGGGCGGGCGTCGCGATCACCGTTCCCGTGTCACCGCCGCCTGGCATATCGCCTCCCTGCGGGATGATGTCGAAGGCGAGGAGCGTCGCGAGCATCGCTTACCAGCCCGTCAGGCCTTCGGCCGTCCCGCCTGCCTTGATGTGGGTCGCGGGAAGCGGGAAATAGCCGGCGGGCAGCGTTACCGTCACGTCGCCGCCGCCGCTGGTCGGCGTGTAGATCACGGTCCCGCCCGTCGCGACGGACAGGGCGACGATCGGACGCGTGAGGGCGCTGCTGCCTGGCGTGATGGGGAACGGCGCAAGACCCGCGAGCGAGCCCGCATCGATCGACGCCTTCACAGCGGCCTGATTCGCGCTGGTGGCCGCGCCCGTGGGGAGCGGCAGGGACGTGGCGCTGATGCCGAGCGTGCCCGCCAGCGCGTCGGCAATCGCTTTCAGGCGCCCAAGGATCGTGGTCGCGGCGGGCGATGCCGTGACCAGCCCGACGGCATCCGCGCCGGCCTGATCGGTGATCAGGCTCTTCTGATACTGGACACCGCCGATGTCCTTCGTCGCCAGCGTTGTCCCATCGGGCACCGGCGAAGTGATATTGTCGGCCATGGGGCTCGGTCCTCGATCTGAGTGAAGGTCAGAAGCTCGGGTCGTTCATGTCGATCCGGTTCTGCACCTCTGTGGTGCCGGCGCGGATATCGACCTCTTCCGACGGCTGGCCGGTCTCGGCGGGTGCCGCCTCGGCGGTGTCCTTGGGATCGGTCTTGGTCTCGGTGGGGGTCTGGGTGGCCATCGCTCGCTCCTCTGGTTCACCGAAACAGCGGGCATCCGCCGCTTCGGGGAACCGGGGCGACCGAAGCCGCCCCGGGATATCGTCAACGCCGGATCAGGTGCCGGTGCCGATCTTGATCGCCTTCATCGCGTCGGGGTTCTTGACGCCGCCGCCCACGCGCTTGGTCGCGTAGAAGCAGATGTAGGGCTTGTTGGTGTAGGGATCGCGCAGGACGCGCAGGCCGATCCGGTCGATGACCAGATAGGTCTCGCGCATGTCCCCGAACAGCGCCGCGAGATTGCCCGCCGCGACATTCGGCATGTCCGGCACGTCGATCACCGGATAGCCGGCGAGGGTCGACGGCTGACCGGCGACGAAGGTCGGTTGCCACAGGAAATTGCCCTGACCATCCTTCAGCTTGCGGATGGCGCCCAGCGACGTGCGGTTCATGTACCACTTGGCGTTGGGCGTATAGGCCGCCGGCAGCTTGTAGATGGTGTCCACCATGCCATCGGCCGTGAAAGCCGCCGCCGCGCCGCTGTTCAGCGCCTCGATCGCGCCCCACGGGTGGCGATCGTCATGGGCGCCGCCATCGACATAGCCGAGCAGGCCGTGCGGCTTGTTCGTGCCGTCGCCGGAGATGAACGCGATGCCTTCCTGTCGGGAGAACTCGGTATCGATCTCGCCGACCAGCCAGTCGGCCAGGTCGATCTCCGCGTCATCGAGCAGGTCCTGGCTCGCGGCGGCATTGGCGTAGATCTCGCCAAGGCCGAACGACAGGGCCGTGAACTGCGGCGTGGCGGTGGCCGGGCGCGCGGCGGTCTCGCCGACCCAGCCGCTGCCCACCGCGCGATCGGTGAACAGCTTGGTGAAGCCGCGCTTGCTGATGCGGATGACCTGCGCTTCCTGCCGGACGGGCGAGATGAGCTTCAGCCGGCCGCTGATGGTGCGATCCCACTCGACCGGGGTGAGCAGGCCGCCATCGGCATCGACGCCCTCGGACATCGAGGCGCGCGGACCCTTCTTCTGCTCCGAGCGCAGCTTCTCCTCGTCCTCCCGGCGGCCATCGCGCATGAAGGATGCGAAGGCGCCGGAATATTCGGGGTCGGAGGGCTGGACGGACGTCCCGCCGTTCAGGTTCGCCGCCGCGATCTTCGTGGCATGTTCGTTGAGCGCGGCTTCGAGCTGGCTCATCGTCATGTTGATCGCGTCGAGCTTGGCGTTCACCTCGGCGCTATCGGCCTTCTTGCCGATATTCTCCTCGATGGTCGCCTTGAACTCGCCATGCGCCTCCTGAAGGGCGGCGATCATGGCCTTGGGATCACCCGAGACATCGGCCCGGATGGTGGTTCCGATCAGGGCGCGGGGCATCGCGGGGATAACCGGCGGCGTGAGCGTGATGGTGGGTTTCGCCGCGAAGAGCGCGCGAAGCGGAGAGGCGAGCAGGGTCGCCACCGCCGCGAGGGCGGTTCGAGACTGATATTTCATGATCGTAACTCGCTGTTTAGCTGCGGAAGGTGTCGAGCAGGGCCTGCATGGCACTGATCAACTCGGGGTCGCCGCCAGCGTCCGGCTTGTCGGCGTCATCGAGGGCAGCGTCCGGCTTGCCCTTGAGGCTGTTGATGCGGGCACGCGCCTGGGCGCGCGTCATACCGCTATTGAGGAGGGTGATTTCCAGCGCGCGGACCTCGTTGACCTCGCGATCGGACGCCTTGGCCTTCTCGTCGACCTTCATCTGGTCGGCGGGCAGCAGGGCATCGGCGAAACCGCGCTCGATGGCGAGTGACCCGGACATCCACGTCTCCGCGTCCATCCATTTCGCGCAATCGGCCGCCTTCTGCTGCGAGCGCTGCGCATAGACATCGGCCATGGCCTGGTCGAAGGGGGCGAGATAGGCCGAGACTTCCGCGAAATCGTGCCGGTTGCCGCCGGCAATGACCCAGCAGTTGTGGATCATGATGAACGACGCCGCGCCGATTTCGACCTGATCGCCCGCCATGGCGATGATCGACGCGGCCGAGGCGGCCATGCCCATGATCTTCATGGTGACCGGCTGCGAATGCTCGCGCAGCACATTGTAGATGGCGAGGCCCTCGAACATGTCGCCGCCGCCGCTGTTGATCTGCACCTCGACCGGGCGGTCGCCGATCGCGCGGAGCTGCGCGGCGACCTTCTTCGCGGTCACGCCGCCGCCGGTCCACCAGTCCTCGCCGATCACATCGAACATCGTGATGACATTATCCCCCTGCTCCAGCGCGGCGGGGCGGATACCCGCCGCGTCCTCGCCCCAGCGCTCCATCACGGGCAGCGGGGAGAAGGCGGAGACGCGCCGGTCCGCCGGAACGGGCAGCGCGGAGGGCCGGGCGCGCGCCATGATGCCGCCGATGAGCGCGCGCGGCCGTGCGGACAGGTCATTCATCTTCCGGGTCATCCTTCGTGGTGGAAGACGACGACGCGGCGCCTTTGGGCAGGCCGACGCCGTCAGGGTGCGGGTTCAGTTCGAAGTTGGCGCGGACCTCGTTGGGCTCCATCCAAGCCGCATTGTTGCCCAGCGCCTTGGAGAAGAACTCGGCCTGCTCCTTGAGCGAGCCGCGCAGCAGCGCGCCGTCGTTGAATTTCACGTACAGCTCGTCAGCGTCCTGCTCTGCCTCGGTGAAGCATGAGCGCTCGATCGCCTGTTCCCACGCCACAAACCATTTCGTGAGGCAGTAGGTCACGAGGAACAGGCCCAGCTCCCGGATGCCCGTGCCCCAGCTCGTCTCGTCCATCATCAGCAGCGGGCGGGGCACATCGGTGAACCGGGCCAGCTCTTCATCCTGCCGCTTGCGCGTCTCGTCGCTCTGGCTGTCCTTCGGGTTCGCGAAAGGCTTGGCCGTCAGGCCCTCTTCGAGGATGAGCCAGTCGCCGGCATTCTCGGCGCCGGAATGATTTTCAGCCAGGCTCTCGCGAAGCAGCCGGATCGATTCCTCGCCGAGCGTCTCGTCCGTTTCCAGCGAGCCGCCGGCCATCATGCCCTTGCCGGCGAGACGCCCCAGCGCCTTCGTGACGGCGGCGGCAAGGCCGATCGTGTCGACCGCCATATCCAGCAGCGAGACGCCCTTGAGCCCGTCGCGCGTGAGTGGGTGGCGGAAATGAAACACGTCCCGGGCGGGCAGGATGACGGTTCCCCCGGTTTTCCGCGTGTAGCGGAATGTCAGCTCCCAACTGTCGGACAGATCGGGCTCGACAGCGCCGCGCGGGAGCGGAACGATCTGCCGGATGCCGCGCGGACCCCTGATGATCAGCCCATAGGCATTGCCGTCGAGCAGCGCGACGAACTGCATGTAGCTCTTGAACTCGAACGCGGTCTGGTACGCGTTCGGCCGCTTGTGCAGCACGCGGTAGAGCGGGTGATTCTTCGCCTTCTCCGTCGTACCGTCCGCCAGCCTGCGATGCAGGTGGGTCGGGAGCATCCCGATCGAGGAAGCGATCAGGTTGCAGGCCCGGAAAAACGAACTGTTCCGGAGCGCCACCTTCTCGTTGACCGCGACGCCGGCGGCCGAGGTGCGGCCAGCCGTCATGAACTGGCGCAGCTCCTCGCTGTTGATGTCCATCGCCGTCAGCGCCTGCACCACGGGCACAGGGCCTGCGGAGAGGCGCCGGGCGGGTCCGGATCGCCGGTAGCCCGCAGCGCGCCGATAGTCATCGGGCGACAATACCGCCATGCGCCCTCCTTCAGACTCTCAGCACGCCGCGCGAGGCGTAGACGGATTTCTTCTTCGGCTTGTCGGCCGCCGTTGCCGCGCCGACACCCATGGCGATCGTCACCATGCCATCGATGCGGCCGCGCGACCGTTTCTTGTCGAAGGCCCGGTTGCCCTGCCCATCATCGTCGATCGCCGCATTGGCCGCGCAGGAATAGGTGACCGGAGAGCTGTCGATCACGATCCTGCCCTCCAGAATCACGTCCTCGGTCCGCGTGATCGAATGCGGCATGCAAAGCTGGCGATCCTCGAACATGATGCGCTTGCCCTGGGCATGCCTGACGATCTTGAGGCCCTTGCCCTCGCGCTTCCCCGGGCCATCGTAGATCCACACCGGCAGGCCGATCTGTTCGCAGGCCTCGGTGAAGGCGGTCACGAACGCAATGTCGACCACCAGCTCCACGACATCATGCTCGGCAAGCATTTCCGCGACCTGCTGCGCGACGAAGGTGTAGTCGATCGTCGCGCCGGGCGTGGCGACCAGATAGCCGTCCTCGACCCAGTCCAGATAGGGCGCCCGGTCCGCTTCCGCGCGATCGGCGAGGCCCTCCTTCGTCGTCCAGTACCACGTCTTGCTGGCCAGCAGCCCATCCGCGCCGGCCTCCCACGTCGCCGTCAGGGCCGTCAGGTCGTTCTTGCGGGACAGGTCGAGGCTGAGCCAGCATTTCCGGCCACGCATCGCGCGGCTGTCGACCGCGCCCTGAACCGCCGCCCATTTCTCCTCATCGATCCAGAAATCGGCCGCGCCGATGTCGATCCCGAAATAGAGCCGCTTGACGCTGGAGCGTGTCGACGGACGCAGGTTGGCGGCGGCCACGACGCTGCGCAGGTTCTCGATCGGGAATGTCTCGCCGAGCGCCGGCAGCGCCTTGCCCCAGCAGGATTCATCCTCGAACACGGTTTCCCGGTCGCCCTTGTCGACCCGGGCGATGAACGCGAACGCGGTATCGTCCTTTGCCTCGCCGCGCACGATGGCCTGGTACATCTCCGAATAACTCGTGCCGACCAGTTGCGTGGTCGCGGGCGTGTTCGTCCCCTTGAGGAACAGCGCGTTGCCTGCGACCTTGTCGATGGCGCGCTGCCATGTCTCGATGGCGTGGTCCGACTTGAACTCGTGGATCTCGTCGCCCGCGATATAGGACGGGCGCGGCCCCGACTGACTGTCGCCGCCGGCCAGCGTGCGGAAGAACGAGCCGCTGTCCGGGTGTTCGATCTTCCAGGCGTTGTCCAGTTCGCCCCGGATGATGACCTCGCCGCGCGATTCGAGGCTGTCCCCCTCATCCTCATCCGGGATCTGGCCCCGACACATCGACACGGCGTCGCGAAACAGGACGTTCGCGGTCGCCTTGTCCTGCCCGATGGCATAGCATTGCGCGTGCGCGATGCCGTCCCAGCCCATGATGTAGACGCCGATCGCGCCCATCAGCGGGGACTTGGCCTGCCCCTTTCCTGTCTCCAGCCAGCCGCGCCGGAAGCGACGCAGGCCATTGTCGCGATGCCACCCGAACAGACTTCCGACCGTGAAGGTGTGCCAGCCGAGCAGGTGGAAGGGCTGGCCGGCCCTCGGACCATCGGCCACCGAGAAGACGGCCGGAAAGAAGTTCAGCGCGTGGGCCGCGATCTCCGGTCGCCAGTGCAGGCCGCGCGCCGGGCCGTCCCGTAGATCGCGCATGTGGCGCTCGGCGGCGTGCAGGACCAGCTCTCCGCACTTCCACGGCAGCTTGTCCGCCAGCGCATCCTGCGCCCATGCCGTGGTCGGATCGAGCGCCCGCTTACTTGACCGATTTGAGGTAGCTCGACGCGGCGGTCGCTTTCCGGCCATTCCTCACCACCTTGGCGGCGCCTGTGCGGCGGCGCGGAGACAGGCCCAGCTCAGCCTCGATGCGCTCGGCGTCCGACCCGGATTCGCGCATGGCCGTGAAGTGCGGATTGAGACGGGCGATGGACTTCGGGTTGCCGCGCTTGGGTTTGAGCACGGCGCCCTGCTCGGTGACCGCGCGCGCGGCGCGGTCGTAGATCAGATAGGCGATCACGAGGCGCTGGATCGCGTGGGCATTCGCGGATGCGAGAATATCCCGGCCCCGCATCTCGGCGGTGATCCGCTGCCAGTGCGCCTCGGCCGCCGCGATCTCCAGCGGATCGTCGAGCAGCAGCGACCAGTCGGGCGCGTCGACGATCAGGCCGGTGCCGTCAATTGCGTTCATGCACACTCATCCCCGTAGGGGATGCCCTGAACTTTCTACCTGAAAACACATTTCGGTGCGTATGGAGGGCGGGGCCGGTTTCCGCTCGCCGGCCCCTCAAAGTTTTGACCCGGGGGTGGGGCCGGTCAATCAGCCCGCCACGTCACCTCGACGCGCCCCGACACAGTCTCGACCCCCACGTCTTCGCGGTTCTCGTCGACGACCAACCGCCCCTCAGCGTCCAGCACACATCTGGTCACCGTGCCGGCCTCGCAATCATATGCGATCACGCGTCGCTGCTCGACGCCGTCCAGATGCACGCAGAGACGAGCGCCCAAGGCAGGATCATAATCGACCTGCTCGACGCTGTAGCGAGCGGGCGGATGCGCTTCCATCAGCCTCTCCTGTTCCATGGATGATCCGGACTGGTCGGCCGTCCATCGCGGCCGATGCCACGGCCCTCGATCGGATCGCGATGCCCGAACTGCTCTGCCGTCCTCACCTTGTGGCAGGCATCGCACAGGCAGCGGATGTTGCCGTCGTCATCGGTGCCGCCCAAGGCGAGCGGCTTGATATGGTCGGGCACCGTGGCGGCGGTGATGATGCCCTTGGCCTTACAGTCCCGGCATAGCGGCTCGGCTCGGAGCCTGCGCTTGCGCTGCTCAACGGCGCGGCGCCCGCGCAGGCGTTCGGCCATGATGATCTCCTGCGGCAGCAGGGCCGGACACCCAGATGCTCCAGCGTCTAAGAGTTCAGGATTTTGCGGGAGACCCAGTCCGAGACATCTTCTGCTCGCGATACCGGCTCGTTGTTCTGTCGGTCTATCCAACGCCAGGCGCTGGCGTTGGACTCGAATGCCTTTTCCCCCACCATCCAGCGGCCATCGGCACGCCGCACAGGGACCGCCTCCCGCAATGCTTCGCTCACGATGATCTCCCCGATTTGCCCGGTCTATCTGGCGCCGGGCACCGGGCGCTGGCTGGCTGGGATGCTGACCCAGGGCCTCCCCGGCATGCGCTTGGCTCCTGCGGTGCCGCCCCAGATGGCAGGTCCCGCCGTCAGCGCCCTCGTGAATCCCGGAATAGCGTCGCACGACCGCCCAAGCGCATGCCCGGAACGTCGGCGACCATGGTGGCGTGCCACACTAGAACGGCCATTGCCTTGCGCTGCCCGATGCAGCGACGCGCCACAATATATAGAGGTCAGAAACCCCGTCAAGCCACCGCCAGCAGGCTGGTCGCAGGCACGGCCACCGGGATGGCAAACCCATCGAACAGCACGATCGCATGCCGGCCCCGCGTCGTCTCGACGATGCCGGTGAGGCCGTCAAAGCCCGCATCCGGGCACTTCACCCGCTCACCGGCCCTGAACATGTGGACGGATTTGAGCGGCCGGCCCTTCCGCTCCGCCACCCGCAGCGCATCGAGCGCTCCGTCCGATACGGCAGGATAGGATGCGCCGACGCGGAAGACAGAGAAATATGGCCGGCCCTTGGTCACCATGCACCGCTGCTCAGCATCCCATGCACGGAAAGCCTGCGCCGGCGTCCGCGCCAGATCGACCAACTCCCGCAGCCGATCGTAGCGCGCGAAGACGAAGCCGGGCAGCAGCGGCGCGCGACGGGAAACGCGCTTGCGCGCGAGGCCGACCCGGCGCTGCTGCGTTTCCTCAGGTGTCCAGACGTCGAAGCCGTCAGCGCACAGCGCGTCCATGACGGGCAGCGTCGCGCCTTCCGACATGCGCAGGATGCACCATGCATCGGCCGGGACCGTCATGCCTTCACGCCCTCCGCCGCATCGTCGATCGTCTGCCGGATCCGCGCGGCCTCTTCCGGCGAGCACAACGCCACCGGCGCAATCCATTCGCGCTCATGTTTCATGATCAGGGACCGGGCGATGAGACAGCGACGCCGATACCGCGCCACCGGCCCGCCGCGCGCCGCCGCGATGATGTCCGAGATGTCCGGAAACCACGGCGATCCCTTGAGCAGCGCGTCATAGGCATGGCGCAGGTCGTCCAGCGGCACGTCGCGCAGGCCCTGCCAATATTGCTCGAGCTGCGCGCCCGCCTCCGCCTCGCTGTTCTGCCGCCGACGCTTCACGCTGGCGAGCAGGGCCAGCATGCTCTCGACGCTGCCCTTGTCCGGCATGACCGGCTCCGCGCCGGCCGCGATGAAGGCGCGCAGCCCGGCGGCGTCGTCAGGGCCGATCACCGGCGCCGAACTCAGGCTCGTATAGCTCTCCAGCAGCGCGTGCAGCCTGCCGTCGAGCGACGGTGCGGACCAGCGAGTCAACGGGCTCTTCCCGGCGTTGGTCCTGGCGATTTGCGACATGTCGTTCATTCCGGTCTCGTGGGTCAAAGATCGCGCCCCAGCCGCGGGCGACGGCGTGCTCCAGCAGGCGACCGGGCGGCCATTCCTCGTCCGCCAGCGCGGCGATGTCGGCGAGGAAGCGCTTGTGGGCGGTGGCGGTGTTGGCCAGCCGCTTGCGCTTCCGGTTGGCGAGGAAGTCGGCCCACACCTGCGCATCGGCCCAATCCGGCTTCGGGAAGTCGGCCTTACGCGCGCGGGGAATATCACCCCCGTGGGTATGGGTGGGGGCGGGGTTGGTTTGGGGGTCTGGGGGAAAGGAAGGGGAGGGGGCGGGAAAGGGAGCATTGTCACGCGCGACGTCACGGCGTGACATGTCACGCTCATCGCCCTGCGCCACGCGCGCTTCCGCCTCCCGCTCGCGCTGCCGGCGCTTGCGTTCGGCGGCGGTCGGGTCCTTGCGCACGTCGCCCAGGCGCGACAGTTCGATGGCATCGGCCAGCGACATGCCGCGTGCGGCGAGGAATTCGAGCTGGGCGGTGTTGAGGCTCATCCGTGCCCTCGCTCGCCATATCTGGCCCGCCGCGTGGCCCACGCTCTCACGCGAATGCCCGCCATCTCGTCAGCGAACTTGGGCGAGGGCTTCTTGCGCGGCGCCTGGCCGGGCAGGAACACGCCGCAGTCGAGGCCGTCGCATGGGTCGTGACCGCAGATGCAGGCTCCGACGATATTGCCGTGGGTGAGGAGCCGGCTCATATCCCCACCGCCTTCTCCAGCAGCGCGACCATGTGCGGGATCGGCCGCTCGCCGCGCGCCCGCGCATCGGCGCAGATCGCGGCCCACAGATCAGGCCAGCGCCGGCGCAGCGACGAGATGGCGTCGGCCGGGCCCTCGATCGCCAGCGCTTGCAGGTCGGCGCCGCTGAACGTCTTGCGGGCATGGGCCGCGTCGAGCTTGCAGGCGCCCACGGAGCCGCCGAGCGTATTTGCCGCGCGCCGGGCGGCGGCGGTTTCGCGCAACTCGGCGCGGATGTCGTCGGCGACGCTCATGCCGATACACCCTCTGGACCGGGAAGATGGCCGGCCCGCGCCGGGTTGGCGGGCTCGAACCCGCTCGCGCGCAGCACGTTCATGGCGTCGCGATAGTCCGCAATCCCGGCCTCATCGGTGAAGGCCCAATCCCCCAGCGTCAGCAGCAGGTCCACGGCGCGGGCGAGCTTGCGGGGCGGCACGGAGAGGGCGCAGACCGACAGGCCAGTCGGAACATGCGTGATGACATAGACGGGAATGCCGCTGTCCACATCCATGCGCGCATCGATCCCGAAGGGCGGCCGCACCCATCCGGGCACATGGAGCGTGCCGCCGGGTGTCGATAGCGGCACCGCGCCGATCGTCCAGCCGCTCATGACTGCGCCTCCATCAATTCACGCCGGATGCGCGCCAGGCGCGTCTCATGCTCTCGCAGGCAGGTTGCGCGGGCCTCGGCGGCGGACATGTGCTTGCGCTTCACCAGCAGTCGATAGGTGTCCCATTGCTCTTCCGGGATGCCCGCGAGGACGGTCTGGCTGCGATGCCGCCCCGCGCGCGCCCGCGCCGCCTCGTCGCCCTCCAGCACCCTGTGGCCGATCTCCCACAGGCGGATGCGCAGCGCGGCGGCGCGCCGGGCGGCCGTGGCGCCGGGCGACTTCCCGTTGACGCGCGCGCGTTCCTTCGCGGCCTCCAGATTGGCGGGGTCGGCATAGTGCCGCCGCACGGCCCTTGCGTGCCGCTCCCGCCATGTCGGATCATACTCGGCCGCATTGAAATGCTTGCGGCAGAAGCCGGACTTGTTGCCCCGGCCGAGCGTCGTGCCGCAGGTCTTGCAGGTGGCCATCAGGCGTCCCCTCCTTCGATGATGGTGGCGACGACGCAGGCCCTCGGCTCATCGTGCCAGACCGTCGTGATGCGGAATCGCCGGTCGTCCACGCCGAGCGCGTCGGCGATCCCGTCCCGGCCGGCCTTGAACGCGGCGATGGCATTGTCATCGTCGCGGGCCCGCCGGTCGGGCGGGAAGAAATCGAGCCGCAGGCGGATGAACCCTTCCGCCGGCGCTTTGATCCGCGCCGCGCGGGCATCGGCCCAGCAGGCCTTGCGATAGGCCTTCGCCGCCGCGATCCGCCCCCAGCGGTCGCGATGGTTCGGGCTGCACGCCACCGGGGGAAAGTGACAGATGACGCGCGGCCCGGCCGGCAGGGCGATGTCGTCGATCGGCCGGGGCGCCGGGCGCGGCGCGGGCCTCGGGCGGCGAGGGCGCTTGGCCGCGCGGCGGGCGAAGGGATTGCCGGCGGTCAAAACGGAATTCCGTCATAGCTGTGCCGGATCGCGGCGCTGATCGTCACCCGATAGGTCGGCGCGACGACATAGAAGTCCCTACCAGGGTTCTCGGCCGCCAGCCGCTCCGCTTCGTTCACGGCGTCGGCCTCGCTGGCGTGCCTGTGGCGGGGCGGCATGGCGCCCTGCGGCGACCAAACCAGCCAGAAGGGCACGGACTGATTCTCGACGAAGTGCGGCCTCATGCCTTGAGCCCCTTCGTCACCCGCGCCAGCTCGGCGCGCAGGCTGGCGATCTGCTCGACCATGGTCGCCTGCGCTTCCCGGGCGAGCGCCTCCAGCGCGTTGATGTCGGCGCGCAGCTTGGCGATTTCCTCCGGTTCGCGCAGGTCGCCGAACGCCGCCGCGCGGAACGCGGCGACATGGTCGGGCGCGAGTTCGGTCTTCTTCGCGATGGCGGCGTCCGACCATCCCTCGGCGTAGCGCCCCTTCCCGCTATCGAAATGCATGGTCAGCAGGTTGAACATCTCGGCCTGGGCCTTCATCGCGGCCACGGACTGGCGCGTTGTCATGGTGGGTTCTCCCTTGGTTGGCTTGGCCGCGCGCGCCGCCGCGACGCAGTCCGGGCAGCGGCGCGGACTGGTCGACCAGCCGCGCTGGCGGAATTTCTCGTCGATCTTGGCGGCGGGCAGGATGGCCCGAAGGCGCAGGTCGCCCTCGGCTGGACAAAGTTCGCAGGCGAGATGCGCCACGATAAGCCCCGGCGACCGCTCCAGCCGCCGTCCCTTCATGCTGAGCTGATAATCGTGGAAATAGGTCTTCGACCTCATCGGTCGCTCCTGATCGTCAGGCGGGGATCGGCGGGCAGGCCCAGCGCGGCGCGCAGTTCCGCCGCCCGGCGCAGGACAAGGCGCCGCTGCGCGCTGTGGCGGACACGCACGAACCGGCCGGCCGCGTCGCGCGGCTGGGTGCGCCACGGCTCGCCGGACCAGAGGCCGAGATTGTGCGTGCCCGCGCCCATCATTCGAGGCCCAGCGCGGCCTTGTAGGTTTCGAGGAGGTGCTCAGCCTCCTGTCGGGCGTTTTTCTCGAGCTTGCGGAGGCGAACGATGCTGCGCATCGTCTTCACGTCGAAGCCGGTGAGCTTCGCCTCGGTATAGACATCCTTGATGTCGTCGCTGATGCCCTTCTTCTCGTCCTCCAGCCGCTCGATGCGCTCGATAAACAGGCGCAACTGGTCGGCGGCAACATCGCTGCTGCTCATATCGCGAACTCCTTCGGTGCATCCCGCCATCCGGCCGGGCATGGTCATGCCCGCGCTCAACCGGGCGGGCGGTCGGTTTCCTGAAATGCCGGGTTCGCGCGCCGGGCGGGCGTGGGAGAGGATGCTCCCGCCCGGCGCGCAGTGGGGCCGGCGCGTAAGGCGTCCGCGCCGGCCTTCTCGATGGGATGGCGGCCGACGATCATGGGTCACCCGCCTGCGCCGCCGGATAGGCCAGCGCGAAGAACAGGCCGCGCATCGCCGTGACCGCGCTCAGCAGTCCGTCCGTCCGGTCGAGCGCGCGCAGCGCCTCGCTCGCGGTCCAGACGCCGTCACGCTCGGCCTCGATCACTTCGCTGGACACATCGCCCACTTCGGTCATGACCGCCATGAGCTGGGCTTTGATCTCTTCCCGGTCGCTGGGCGCGGTGGGGATGGCGATCACCTCATGGCCGAGCATCCGGGCGATCTGGCGCAGGATGTGCGGCCCGCCCCGGCCGGCCGTGGCATCGTCCAGCGCCACCGCGTCACGCAGCGAGAGCGTGTCGCCGTCATTGGCGCTCTGGCACCGGCCGAGCTGGCTCGTGCTGCGGCTGGTCACCTGCGCGGCATTCTCCAGCCCGCCGATCGCCTCGATCGCCCGGCGCGTCGCCTGGCTCAGCATCGCCACCTGCGGCGTGATCTCGTCCGCGCGCGCCATCAGCCCAGCCCTCCACCGGCGAGGCTTGCCGCCCCGCCGGCTTCGGCTATCGTGGTGGAAACCCGAACACCACGAAAGGACCCGGCATGCCGCCGAAGGACGAGGACTTCACTCGCCTGCTCGCGTTGCAGCACTTCACCACAGGAATATGGGCCTACCTCATCGAAAGGGATTTCGTTGACCCGGATGAGGCGATCCGACGGCTCGAAGCCGGGAATGCCGCGAGCCTCGAACGCGCCTTTGGCGCCGCCGGGCGGGACGCTTCGCCGGAGATGCATGAGGCTATGCATCAGATCCTCCATTGCCTTGAGGAGTTGTGGGATAGCGTCCGGCTGCGGCTTCGCGACGAAGGACGGCGTTGACGATCGGGTTTTCGGTCGGGCCGTCCTTGAGCAGCGCCGCCGCCCGGCGAGCACGCTCCTCGCGGCGCGTCGCTTCGGCGGCGATCTCCTGACGGACCTGCCACCGGAGCGAAACAAGGCCGTAAGCCGAAAGGGCGAGGGCCAGCGCCGACAGAATGAGCGCCATCAGCCGGCGCTCCGCTGTTTCGCTTCGGAACAGGGGGAAATCGCGTCCGATTTTCCCGCTGACACCCCGCCGCGCCGGCGGCAATGCTGAACGCCATGCACGGGAGGAATAGCCGCAACATCGTCAATCCGGTCGCCGGGAATATGCCCACGCTCCCACCAACCCTGAACGGTGGTGTGGTTGCGATGCCCCAACTTTCGGGCAAGCGGGCGGATTCCACCACGAGCGGCGATGAGGTCGCGATGCTGTTCCATGTACGTAGCGTACGATCAGAACGTACGTCAGTCAACAACGTAGATTGCGTACGCGCATTTCGGGATAGTCAGGGTATGAACAGAAGAACGACCGGCGCAGTTTTGCTCGATCTCAAGCGCCGGGCGGGCGATCCATCACTGGACAAGATCGCGGCGGCGGCGGGGTATGCGGGGCGCTCATCGGTTCAGGCCTTCTTCAACCAGAGCTACGACCGCCCGTTAGACACCGATGTCGCGAGCAAGCTCTCGGATGCGCTGGTCGGGCACGGCGATCCGCCCATCGCGCGTGCGGAGGTGTTTGCGCTGACCGGCATCACCGATGGGGTGGGGGCGGTGAATCTTCACATCGGCAACACGCCGGAGCATGCTCCGATGATGAAATCCGAACAGGGTTCGGTCCCCCTGCGTCACATCGACATGAGTCTCGCGATGGGCGAGGGGCGCACCATCGAGGATTATTATGAGGAGGGCGCCTTCGAGTTCGATGCCAGCCTGCTCCGCCAGCTCAGCCGCTCGCCGCCGCACAGGCTTGTCGTGGGCCACGGCATCGGCGACAGCATGGTCCCGACCATCCACGACGACGCCATGGTGATCTTCGACACCACGCAGACGGTGCTCAACACCGATGACAAGATCTGGGCCATCAGCCTGTTCGGCGCGGGAAGCATCAAGCGTCTGCAGGTTATTGGCAGGGACAGGGTTCTTGTCGTATCGGACAATCCGATCGTGCCGAACAAGGAGGTTTCGACCGAGGACCTGCGGATATTGGGTCGGGTGATCTGGTCCGCGCGGCGGCATTGAGGAATATGAAGTTTGGCGCGCTGTTGGCCGGGCCATCTGTTGGGGGAGGTAATATGTTCGGACGTGGGATAGCTCTAATTGCTATGGCGGCCATTCACTCGCCGAGTTTTTCACAGGCGGTGAAGAGCACGATAACTGCCAGTAATGGTATTGCAATTTCTGTCTACTCGGATGAATTTGCCAATCGCTACGAATATTCTGCGCCCAAGATTGATATACCGGACGGCTTTGTTTTGGTCGGCGCGATTAAGAAGGGAGGTGTCGCCAATCCGCCTACGCTTCAAGGCGCGTTCATATACTCCGGCGAATGGAGGCGCTACAGCAGCGCTCTTTTCCGGGGAGGCGACCGCGCCGCATTTGTCGCATTGGAGCGCAATGTCGGAAGGTGTTCGTCGTCGCGTTATTCCAGGCCGTCTTGCACATTGACGGAAGAGTTTCGCATCGATTTGTCGACGGATGATATTCGCAAGCATAGCGAAGGCGGGGTTGTTGCGATTCAGGTTAGGGCGGACGACACAACGACAGCGATTATCGAGGTGCCTGTCGCGTATATTGATGCCGTGAATGAGGTGGAAGCGCGATAGGCGCTGCGCTGTTTGTTCGTTTGCTCAGATAGGGTGGGGGAAATGAAGAAGTTGGCCTTCGTGGCGCTGCTAGTGGCCGCGCCGATTCAGGCACAGGAACAGTCGGACCAGCCGGCCGCCATGGCGCCGGCCCCGGAGATGTCGTCCCTGCCGCAGCCCGTCGCCCCGGAACCGGTGGCGCCCATCGCTCCTGCCCCGGCCGCGCCGCCGGCCATGGGCGTGATCGTCATGTATCGGCCCGGCGCGATCATGGGCATGGGGCTCGGCTGCCCGATCCGATACCATGGCACGGAGGTCGTGGAGCTGGGCCGGAACAAATATGCCGAGTGGCACGTTCCGCCCGGCCGCTACATCCTGACCAACAAGACGGCGAGCGTCGAGATCAACGTGGCGCCCGGTGAATCGCGCTATGTCCGCTGCCAGATCAAGACCGGCTTCCTGACCGGTCGCGCCGATCTCCAGATCGTCGACCGCGAGAGCTTCGCCGAGCACGCCAGCGAATTCGAGCGCAAGGAAGTTTCGCCCGCGATCGAGATCAGGGCGGAATAGGCAGCGCTGCGCGGGATCAATTCCGCGTGACAGGGGTGGGGGAGGGCGCCGTGTTTGGCTCGCCAGACAGCATAAATCGCCAGATGATCCGAGCCATCATCCGTGGATCGCTTCTGTATCTCGGCTTTCTAGGAGGGATGCAGGTCCTCGCCGGCTGGTCGGATTGGCTGGAGGCGTGGCGGGTCAGGATCGCTGCGGAACCGATGGCGGTCGGGGTGTGTTATATAGGGTGGATCTGCGCCTATATTGTTTACGAGTGCCTTTTGTGGAAATTGCGCCAGGATGCTCAGTCAAGGATTTCCTTGCCTCCGAGGGCGGAACCGCGCAGAAGGCGGAAGCGCTGATACGGCGGCTTCAGCTTTTGTAAATCTGATGGATGTACCGCAGTTGAGAGGCAGCCATGCATATTTTGTTCTTCAATCCGATCAGTGTGGCGTTAGCGGCTTATATTGCCATCGCGATTCTGCTCGCGCTGGTCACCCAGCCGGTCCGATTGCGCATGGTCGATCTGGGCAATGAATTGCTGGCTGACGGGCGCACCCCCGGCCCTCTCAAGGCGGAAGTGCTTTACCTCATGCGCAGGTCCATGAGCATGCGGGTCGCCGCTTTGGTGCCTGTTGCATTGCTGAGCAGCATGCTTGATGACATACTCGGCCGCGAGGTCGCGGAGGACGATGGCGCCCTTGACGATCCTCGATTTGAAGGGTTTCTGATCAGGTATCTTGCATCTATTCTGGCCTGCAATCCGTTACTTGCGATAGTCTCGATCTTGCTGGCGCCGATCTCGATGGTCGTTCATGCGGTGATGCGCGGTGGCGCTGCCCGTGTTTCGCTGGAGGGTTCGTTACTGAGGGCGGTCAACTCCGACAGGGACAGGATGCGCCTGGCGGGCTGCTGATCGCAGATTGAAGAGCTGCGGCTGCATTCGTTCGCATGCCCCGCCAGATGTCCCTCGCCGTCGTCGGCGCTGACTATCCCAATCGGCGCGGACCCGGCCGGCGCTTCGAAATCGCCATCTGCGCGCCCGGCGAGCCCGTCGAGCTGCGCCCCGAGCCCAATAATCCCGCCGATCCGCGCGCCGTGGCTGTCTATTCCTGCCGTGGCGTCCAGATCGGCTACCTCACGGCCGAGCGCGCGCCGTTGATCGGACGGGACGTGCGCGAGGGACGCATCAGGACCATCTTCCAGCGGGCGGAGCGGTGGGGCGCGACGATCCGCGCCGCGTTCGATGGCGCGGAGCCGGCCCTGCCGGCCGGCCCCATCGACGATACTGGCGACTGGCCGCCGCCCGGATCGGATGATTCGGATTGGTGGCCGGACTGAACGTACAAGGCGTACGTTTTTCATTGACTAGCGTACGTACGTAGCGTACGCCCCTCTCATCAACCGATGAGAGGCGACCATGCAACTCGACATCACCCCACCGACCGCCGCCGACCAGGTCCGCGAAACATTCCTCGCCGCGCTGGGCGAGGCCGGCGCCACATATGAAATCGAAGACGGCAGGATCACGGTCGGAGGCGGCTCCGTCTACCTGCGCAGACTCACGGCGCTGCCCGAGGGCGTGACCTTCGGCAATGGCGGCTACGTCGACCTGCGCAGACTCACGGCGCTGCCCGAGGGCGTGACCTTCGGCAATGGCGGCGGCGTCGACCTGCGCAGCCTCACGGCGCTGCCCGAGGGCGTGACCTTCGGCAATGGCGGCTACGTCTACCTGTCCAGCCTCACGGCGCTGCCCGAGGGCGTGACCTTCGGCAATGGCGGCGGCGTCGACCTGCCCAGCCTCACGGCCGAAATCCAAATCTACCATGGGCGGACCATCCGCCTGCGCCATATCGACGGCAGCACAATGCTCATTCTCTCCGAGCGCCGGCAGGGTGATGTCGCGATCAGCCACGCGGCCTGGTTCGGCGGCGGCGATCTGGACAAGCTGCGGCGCTGCTATGTCGCGGAGCAGGGCGACTATGCCGCGCATGGCGAGACGGTCGAGAAGGCGCTGCGCGATCTGCGCTTCAAGCAGATGGAGCATGATTTCGACGCTGACGATCTGGTCGCGGAGATCAGGGCGCGCGGCACGGTTCGCTTCGAGGATTTCCGCCTGCTGACCGGCGCCTGCGAGGAAGGGTTGATGCGCGGCATGGAACAGGCCGGGCTGGACCCCGCCGCCGACGAGCTGCCGCTGGATACGGTGCTTGGCGCCGTCCACGGCAGCTACGGAGCCGCGTTCAAGCGCTACTTCGAGCTGGAGGCTGCGTGATGGAGGGCGCGATCAACAGCCCCACCTTGCTCTACCGCCGCGCCGCCGCGCTGGAGGGTGAGGCCTTCCGCCTGCGCGCCGAGGGCCGCCGCGACCTCGCGGCCCGGGCGGACATCGCCGCGCGCCAGTATCGCGACGCCGGCGACGCCATCGCCCACGCGCGCCACATGGAGGATGCCGTCGCCGCCGAGCAGGGCTGGACGATCATCCGCGCCGGTGCGCCGGCATGAGGCCCTTCGTCCCCGAGCCGCCGCGCGAGATGCCGATCGCGGTCGTCATCGCCGGCCTGCTCCCGCTCTCGGCGCTGGTCGCCGGCGTCGCGGCCTTCCTGGGCCTGCTCATCATGCTGGGAGGTGCGGCGTGAGGTGGAACATCATCAACATGCTCCGCCAGGCGCAGGAATGCCTTGAGCGTCGCGACCGCGATGTCGGCGGCTACGCCTACGGCCTCGAATGCCTGCGCGAGAACCTTGAACGCCTCCGCGACGGGAAATGCTCATTCGAGGAATTTGCAGAGTTCTACTGCCTGACCGAGCGCGACCGACCGGCGAGCCAGCCCGAGGTCGCGGCATGATCCCCCTCCGCGTCACCGGCCATGCCGGCCCGACCCAGCGCACGCCGCGCGGGCATCGGCAGTTCATCGATCCCAGGCCGCGCCGCCCGATCGCGGAGCGCTGCGGCGAATGCCCGGCCTGCCGGTCGGACATGGCGGACATCGCGCCGTGCATGCGGAGGCCCGCATGATGCGCTGCGCATGCGGGAGCCAGCGCCTCGTGGTGCGCAGCAGCGCGCCGGGATGGTTCTATCCGGAGGAATTGCCCCATCGCGACGTGATCGGGTTCTTCTACGTCCACTGCGAGACCTGCGGCGCCACCGGCCCGGCGCGCAACCGGGCGGCCCGGGCGATCGTCGCCTGGGACCGGGCGCGGCGGCGCGCGGAGGGCGGCCGTCTGGCCGGCCTGCTCGCGCGCATCCGGGCGCTGCGCGTCTATTTCGCGAAAGGCCCGCGTCATGGCTGACGACCGCTACATCTCCCCGATCCCGGCCGAGATCATCACCGATTACCGCGTGCGCATCGCCGGCGCGCCCATTCGCCGGCGCGTCCACATCTTCCGCGACGCGGGCGGGCGGGCCCTTCAATGCCTGCCCGAAGCCTGCCGCGAATGCTGGCGCGAACGCGAATGGCGCGCCGGGCAGGTGCGGGGATGAGCCCGCGCTTCGCCATCCCGCCCGGCTGGCATGCCAATCGCGGCCACCCGCCGGTGTTTTACCCGCTGCACCAGGACGATCCGTGCCCGGCCGAGATGATCCACGCGGATGAGGCCGAGGCGACGCGTGTCAGGGTCCGCCTGCGCAACGGGCGCAAGCCCGAAGCGGGCTGGCCCATCTTCGGCCGGCCCTATCCCACGCGCTGGACCCTCACCGGCGATCCCTTCGACATCACGCACTGGAGGCGCGCATGAAGCGAGTTCGTGACTGGCGGCTCAGATTCCGTTCTCGGGTGGAGGTTAATGGGCCAGATGAGTGCTGGCCCTGGCTCGGAAAGCTTAAGCCGGACGGCTACGGCCAATTGTTGGTCGATGGCAAGAACCAATTCCCGCATCGAATGGCTGTGATCCTCGATGGCAGAGAAATACCCGAGGGGATGCTGGTGGACCACATTTGCCGGAACAGGTCGTGCGTGAACCCGCGTCACCTTCGGGTTGTAACGCATGCAGAAAACGCCACCGAAAATAGCTCGAGCCCGAGCGCGTTGAACAAGGCAAAGACGCACTGCATCAACGGCCACCCTCTCGCGGGAGATAATTTGGCCATACAGATGAAGAACGGAAAGCCGAAGCGCAGATGTCGCGCGTGCGCCTATGCGTATCTCCAGCGCACGCGCGGGAGGGTCTGATGCGACAGATTCCGGACTGGCCGAGGCTTATGAAGAAGGCGACGCTCGCGCGCTATCTCGACATCTCGCCGAGCGAGGTGGAGAAGGAGGTCTGCGCCGGCCGCCTGCCGATGCCCGTGCGAATCGGCTCCGCCGAGCACTGGAGCCGCGCGGCCGTGGACAGCATGATCGAGCGGATCGCGGGGGAGGGGCTCGACGACTGGCGCGCCTCCCAGCCGCTCTACGCGAGGGGATGATCCGTGGCGCGCGTGAAAGGCCTCCGCTTCGTCAAGCGCGTCCGCTCCCGCGGAAAGCTCTATGGCTACTTCGACACGGGGCAGAAAGACGAGAAGGGCAAGCGCATTTACACGCCGATCGGCCGGATGGATGATCCGGCTTTCGGAAGTCGATACGCCGCGATGCTCGGCCACCGCATGCGCCGGCAGTCGATCGAGGACGCCATGACGGTGCCCAGGCTGATCGGCCTGTATCAGAAGAGCGAGGCCTACAAGGCGCTCGCGGCGGGCACGCGGCGCGTCTATGACATCTATCTGGACGTTTTCGCCGCGAAGCTGCCGTCAGCGCCCGCGCAGGGCGTCGAGCCACGCGACATCACCCTGCTGATGGACAGCATGGCCGATCGGCCGGGCGCCGCCAATCTCGTGCTCGGCTGTGTCGGCGGCCTCTACAAATGGGCCCGGGCGCGGCGGCACGTCACCAACGAGCCGACGCGCGGCATCGAGCGCCTCGCCACTGGCGAGCATGATCCATGGCCGGAGCATCTGGTGGAGCTGGCCCTGAGGGACGATGACAAGCTCGTACGGCTGGCCGTGCACCTGCTCTATTACAGCGCTCAGCGCATCAGCGATGTCTGCCGGCTGCGCTGGAGCCAGGTGCGTGACGGCGTGATTTCGCTCGACCAGCAGAAGACCGACAAGCACCTCGAAATCCAGATGCATGCGGCGCTGCGCGCGGAGCTGGCCGCGACGCCGCGCGCCGGGATGACGATCATCGCCAGCGCCAATGGCAAGCCGCTCAGCCCTCACACCGTGCGCGCCGCGATCAAGAAGTTCGGCGCGGCCCACGGGGTGGACATCGTGCCCCATGGTCTGCGCAAGAATGCGGTCAACACGCTTCTCGAAGCGGGATGCTCCGTGGCCGAGACGGCTGCGATCAGTGGCCAGACGCTCCAGCTTGTGGAACACTATGCCAAGAAACGGTCGCAGGTGAAGTTGGCGAAGGCGGCCATATTGAAGTGGGAAAAGAGGGGCTGAACAAATATGGAATGTTCAAACATGTGCAAACATGCCTCTGTGGGGCGCGGAAAAGGCTGCGCCACGAAAAAGCGGGGTTAACGAGATGTCCCGTTTGGTTACTCGCATTGCCGGAACCCGCGAAGCCCTGTAAGCGCGGCCAATCCAGGGGGATATAGAGTCAGCGTTTCATGACCGACATTCAGAGGCT